ATTTCTAAACAGCTTCCTACCAATAACCCATTGACAACTGAAAAGAAACACACGCACGCGAAACGCGCGCACGCGAAAAAATAAAGAATAAAGGGGAAACAGGAAGCCAAAAAACAGAAAACAAGTAAAACAAACAAACAGACGAAACAAACAACCAAAACCGGGTCCAAACTACTGACACCAAAGAAAAGGTGTCAGTAAACACACTTACAACAAGTAGAGAAGTGTGAAACGGGCTCATTCCGAGCCCTCAGGCTCCAGCTCCGGACCCTCCTGCGGTACACCAACCGTCTCAACGGACTGGGTGACCTCGGTCAAGCCGAGCTCAGAAATACGATCCTCATTAGCAGGATCGAGGATAAAATCCAAGAAAACCGCCGCGTCGTTATCGAACTCCCGGCGAATCTCAGACGACAGCTGAGAAAAGAAACCGCGGGCATCAGCCACGCGATCCATAGCGGTCCGGTAATCACCGACCTCCGAAACATCAGCGAAACGACCAGCGTTCGCATTCACATGCGTCACAATGCCTCCAGCCTTATGACGCTTCAAGATATTATTAATATCGCACTCGTCCTTGAAGGACTGCTTAGCGCCCTTTGTAGGATCACACAGGACCACAGGGCGACGAGAAGACTCTCCATACTGGGACATACTACCTCCTGATAGAGACACGAGGAATGCCAGCAACACCACGTTGACCAAAAATCTGCATCAACGTCGTCAACACCGGACTCAACGCCTTCCCGGCCGGGCCGGAGGCGCCAATCACACTATACAAATCAGAAATCGCTTTCCCCTCGGAAAGCCTATACTCCTCGGCTTTCGCACGAGAACTGGCAAACGCCGAGTTGGAAATAATCTCGCCAATCTGGCTCGCGGCCAACTTTCGGCCTTCAGACGTCGTCGCACCGCCTTGCGTAAATAGCACATTCTGACGAGCGCTAGACATCAGCTCGTCCAACCTCGCTTGAACCGACACACTGTGAGCCGTATGCGCCTCATTAGTAACCTTAGACAACTGCGCATCAGCAATCTTAAGCTGTTTCTGCAACATCAAATTCTCACGAGCAGAAGAAACAGCAGCAGGAGCCGACTGGCCAACATTCTGCATCTGAGCAGAAGCGCCACCAGGCGAGCTCGCGTCGAACTGACCGGCTAAAATCGGGTTAATACCCGCAGCCGAAAGGTCCTCCATACGACGTCGAACCGCCGTAGAAGACATGCGCTCCTGAAACTGCATCTGCTCACGCGCAATCTGCAGATTCTGCTTGTTCGCCTTATGCTGGCCAAACGCACTCACAGCGGCGCCAGCTAAACCCGCAGCGATCGGAATCCCAATAGGGATAGGCACTAGAAATGGTCGATCAAACCGGGGACGCCGAATACAGGCATCGGCCTGGCGCACCGGAAAGAAAAGAACGAATCGAAAAGGAAATGAGGCTCTGTCTGAACTGCAATAACTCTATCAACAGGAGGATTCTCGACGATGAACGTATCATCCAAAGTAGGAGGAGCTCCAAACTCCTGGGACAGATGCCAAATATCTAACGTATTGGACACACCCGTAATCGGGTCCAAAGCACCGGACCGGTAGAGGCCGGAAATCTTAGAAGGCTTGTAGCGATACTCCCCATAACGCTCCTGATAACCAAAAACAACGCCGTCTGCGGCGTCAACACCAGTCGTATAAATCTCCTGAGTAAGAACAGCCTGCTCGCCAATATGAGCGAGAGAGGGCCAATAAAAATCCTCGCGGGTCTGACGACTCCACATCCGCTCAAGGCCCTGCTGGTAAGTCAGATCAGCTCTGACAGAAACCAAACCGATGACAACACAGTGCTCGGTAAAAGAATGAACAAAACCGTGGCCATGGGCCGAAACGGTACCAATAGCGGCTAAGTCGCCTTGAAAACTATTCTCCGTACCGCCGGTATTACCGGACGTATTAGTAACTGGAGAAATATTAATGGCTGTAGAGCCACCACCGAGATACTCGGGACGCTGTAAACGTGCGTCAGGTGATGTAACACCAAAGTGTGCTCGGATCTTCTCGGTGTAACGCGTACCACCACGAGCATCCTTCTCTAGCATCTTCTGAACCTGGAAGGCTTGACGCAGCTCGTTAATCGTCGCTGCAGTCGCATTAGTCAGATCAGCCCGAATATTCGGGTAACCAACCTGGTTAGGGTCCTCTTCCACCAAGAACGTCTCATTCAAACCGCCACCATCTGAAACCCACTGATAATCCACATACGTAGACGTCCCAGAGCCGTCCGTTTCATAAACATCCTCCGGACCCTCACGGTAAGTCTGATTGAACTTACCCATACCAATAATCGGGGCCGAGGTACCCAGCGGCAAAGAAACCGCGTCGCCCTTCTGCGGCCAGGGCAGACAGCTAGTAAAATAATCATGGCGCTTACCGCGCCTTAAAATCTCATAATCAGCATCAGAGTCCGGCCCATCGTCCGTCTCAATAACGACAGAATCCTGCATGTTCTGATCGCGGAACCATTCGTTCCAAATCAAATTATAGGCACGCAAATGCAGAGCATTAAAATCAATGCCCGCCGTCAGAGTAGCGTCGTTAATCGGCAGACCCATGTAATCGTAAATCGAACCTGTAGTAAGGGCTGCCTGCGAATTCTTGATCTGGGGGACGTTGAAATCCGTCGTGTCGTCAGGGTTATCCTGAGCGCCCATAAACCTCTCGAAATTGTCCCAAACTAAGCGAAGCGGGACAGAAAAATAGAAAGAATCCAAAAACATATTGTCCATAATAGGCTTGATAGGCGTCGCCAAACGAGCGAACGCCGTCATGGACAAATTGAAAGTATCACCCGGTAGAGCTTCATCTACGAAAACCGGAATCAAATAACCAGCGTCGAAAGTGGTCTTATGACCAAACGAACGATCGAGCTGGGAACGAGGAACCTCAACATTGGGAACCTCTGAAAAACGGTGCTGCATAACTGAACGATTGCGCCCCTTAGTACCTGGGGTCCGACCACGGCCTCTAGCCACTGGAAACCTCCTCCAGCAGCTGCGGCTTACGCAGATAAGTCAAACCGTTACCTAGAGAAGCGGGCGTGCAGCCCGTCAAAACACCATTCTGCTCGTCAAACTCGCCAATAGCAAAAAGCGTATAATCCTCGGGATGCTTCCCGATAGGATGTTCCGGGTTGTTCACAATATCAGTGAACTCCCGAATAGCGGCACCAGCTGACTGCGCAAAAAAGGGCCGCATAGCTGCCGCAGCGGCAGCATCAAAAATACAAAAGGCTTTCAACATTCTAACCTCCTGTTAGAAAGATTGAGGCGCGCAACAGTACACACCTCACGCACGGACAGACGCTCTGGCGTCTCATTCTCCCGATCCCGGCGACGAGTGCGTTCCTTCTGCACCTGGAGCAGACCGTCAGGATCTTGTGTACCAAAATAAGAGTCATAATACCTCGGGGGCTTAGCACGCCGACCACGAGAAATAACCTCGTCCGACGGATAAACATCCGAGACATACTTCTCAATCCAACCGCGACCTATACCAGGTCGACGACTCATGGTCGAATATTCTGGCTGGATTTGAGAAATCTCACCCGTCAGGACATCAACGCGGCGGTAATGATCCTCCGCCGCTTTACCGGTGATCTTCTTCGTGATATAACGGGCCACATAGGCCGCACTCTCGAAAGTCACCGAACCAATCTCGGACTGACCGAACTTCCAAAGAGATTCCAGGTCAGCCGACCTCCACGCAACATTCCCGGAGCGTTCCGCCCACGGGTACTTATCGGCGAAATCCATGCCGAATAACAGAGCGTGGTAATGGGGACGACCAAGCTCGTCGCCATACTCGCCGCAATGATAAAAACGGACCTTACGGTCCACCCTGCGGCGTAAGCGCTTCATGAACAACTGGAAAGCTCGAACTTCGAGCGAACCAAAAGCAGGCAAATAATCGTCGGAATAAGTAAGCGTGATAAAGCAATTCTCTTCGTGTAACGAAGCCTCATGCATGCAACGAACCGCCCACTGGCGGGACCGCTCTAACCGACAACCGATACACCTACCACATGTAGTTTGCATCGGAAGACCTGTACTCAAATGACGCGCAAATGTAAGACCACCGTTAACACCACGAAAGCCCTGCAAAGGCGAAAAACAAGGCATTACAGACGAATGCCGCCACGCATGGGCCGGGAACGAGTGTTCTTACGATGGACCCGAACTGCACCGCGCCGAAAAGAGCGCTTAGAACTCTTACGAGACATCTTACGTCTTCGAGGCATGAAAACCTCCTTAAAAGCAAAAATTATTATAAATAATTTCTAAACAGCTTCCTACCAATAACCCATTGACAACTGAAAAGAAACACACGCACGCGAAACGCGCGCACGCGAAAAAATAAAGAATAAAGGGGAAACAGGAAGCCAAAAAACAGAAAACAAGTAAAACAAACAAACAGACG